TGTAAGACCTCTCTTTAACACTTATAGTGAATCTGGTGATAGAGATTTCCAGAAAAAGATTAAGATCTTGTCTCAGGATACTTTAGTTCCAGCATCTGCTACAGCTATTGTTTCTGATCTTGGAACTGTTTCTATCAATATAACTAATGTTGGTTCTGGATATACTATAGCTCCAACACTGAGTATTGCTAATCCTTCTGATGGAACAAGAGCTACTGGTACATTGTCACTCTCTAGTGGTAGTGTTGGTGTTGTAACTATTACCAACCCTGGAACTGGTTATACAAATACTAATCCTCCTTTAGTTCTCATCTCTGAGCCAACTATCGTAAGAGAAGAGATTGGTGTTGATGATTATAGTGGTGATTATGGTGTTTTGGTTGGATTCGGTCTATCAACTGTATCTGGTGGAAATGAAATAATCCTTGATTTCTATATTCCCACTGATTCGTTTATGAGAGATAGTGAGTATGTTGGAACTGGTATCACCGTTAGTGGTATTGGAACTGGTGATTACTTCTCAGTATTCAGCTCAAATGTTGAAACAACTGAAACTATCGATTCTAAAAGAATTGATGGAACCCCTATTGGAGTTACTACATCATTCATTGATTGTGTATATCAAGTTAAGAGTACCTACATTCTTGAGAAAAATGTTATCGGTGTTGGTAATACTACTGTAAGAAGGGTATTTGTTAATGTTGGTAATATCTCAAGTGAAGCATTCTCTTCTTCTTTGATTAAATTTGACTCAAATAATTTTACCTTTGACAGTAAAATCTTTACTGTATATTCAGGCGGAATTAGTTCTACTTCTAATATGGGTAGATTTAGTTGGGGTAAGATACAATTCGAAGGAAGAACATCACCACAAGAATTTAATTTCTATGGCAACAATGGAATCATTGGAATTTCTTCTTCTGGTCTTCTATCTAGATTTGAACCTTTAAAATATAGGGACTACACATCATAATAAATACTTTTACCAAATAGAAATACCATGGCCAAGTTAGGAATAAGTACTGGTTCTCAACCTAATGATGGAACAGGTGACAGTTTACTTGATGGTGCCGTTAAGGCAAACTCAAATTTTGATGAAATTTATACTACTATTGGTGATGGAACAACACTTGCAGTTCCGGTTACTAGTGTTTCAGCAGGAACTGGAATCAATGTAAGCGGATCAACCGGCAATGTGACCATTACCAACATTGGTATTGCCGATACCAATAATTTGAGAACTGATTTTCTTGAAGTAAGTGGTATTTCTACACTTAGTGGTGGAGTTGTTGTTAATGGGAGTGGTAATGTTTCTTTGGCTGATGGTGACCTTTCTTTAGCATCTGGTGGAATTCAGGCACCTGGTTCATCTCAAAACCTCAATTGGGGTAGTGGTAATTTCTACTTTAATTCAGGTTCTCCCGAAGTTGGTTGGGTTAGCGGTGATGCAAAACTTGTTGTTCGTGCTGGAAGCTCTGTTTATGGAAACACACTTAGTATTCAAGGCAGAAATGCTCGTGATGATATGGCGGTGTTTAGAACAGGAGGTGCAGCAGAACTTTACTATAATAACGTCAAGAAATTTGAAACCAGTGGAATTGGTGTAACTATCACTGGAGACATTACTTGTTCTAATATAAATGGTACTAATCTTGATACTGGTACTGGTTTCCTCACACTAGGAAATTTGTCATCACAATTTGATATTAGATTTTCTCCATCGACCGGAAGCAGTCCTGCGATTAGATGGGCTGTGAGTGATGGTATATCAATAATGGGTAGATATAATGGTGGTGCAGATCTTCTCGAAGATATTAGATTTGGAACATCTGGATCCCCCAGCTACTTCAAAAACTTAGTACCAAAAAATGATTCAACATATAACTTAGGTACAAACACCAATAGATGGGCAGCAGTTTATTCTGATGAATTCCATGGTGGTGGAGCAAATATTACTGGTATCTCAACTCTCAATATCGTTAATTATAGCGGTGGTGGAGGTGGTGGCGGAGGATCTGATACTCTTGCTGATGTAACTTCTAGAGGTGCTGTTCTGGTGTTGTACAGATAATGTGAGAACAAATCTCTAGTTGTTTCTGGTGTTTCTACACTAGGTGTCATTAATGGTGCACCAGTTACACTTAAACATTCTAATAGTACAAAACTTGAAACCACATCAACTGGTATAAGTGTAACTGGTAGCGTTAACGCGACCAGTGCTCAGGTAGGATCGGCGTTGAATCTACAATATTCAAGTAATACTTCAACAATATCACATAATAATGTTAATGGAGCGTTTGATATTCAAAGTGTTAGTTCCATCAATCTTAAACCTGGAGGTAGTCCTGTATCTATCTATTCTAGTGATGATATATTGAGATTTAAATCAACAACCGAAGGTGCTGACCTTTATGGCAATATTAATGTTGGTCTCGCCACCAACGTTTCTGGTTTTACATCCACCAACAGTGTTAATACACCAGCTCTAACACTATCACATAATAATCCAACAGTTGTTAGTACAGCAGGAACTACTGGACAAGTTAAACAAATTGGTGGTCAACCATATTACTATGATGGAACTACTTGGAGAGCATTATTCCTTGTAGGTGCCGCATCTACTGTTAATCAGGCAGATAGTGATTGGGATAATACGATGATTCGTATGAATTTCGATCAGGCAAACATTGGTGCCGTTACCAACTTAAAGGATGGACGAACTCCGACAACTGGTCAAATTGATCTAGTTTCATCACCCATAAAATATGGAACAAAAACTGCAAGATTTCAAGCTAACAATACTGGTATAAACTTTACACAGGATAATTCAGGATCTACATATTATCCTTTTGAGGGTGCTTGGACACTTGAAGGATGGTTCTATTTTAATTCTTCTGAACTTCCAGTAGTAACTAATCTTACCAATTCTCCGATATTATTTTCAAATTATCATCCAAATACTGGTACTAGTAACAACTGGAGAATTGGATACTATTCTGCTGGTGGTGGTCTTTACAACTTCTATTGGAATAATAGAAATAGTTCCGATACTGGAAGTAATGGGGCTGGTAATAGTGGAACAGGATTTTTATTACAACAGATAAACTCTAGTAACTTCGCTGATAATGCATGGCATCATATCGCTATTGTAAGAGAACCTGGCAATGGTTCGATTCACTTCTATTTTGATGGTACTGAATCTACTAGAACTAATAGTGATGAATTGATTGATAATCAGATTAGTGATCAAACAAATCAATCTTTTGTGGTTGGTTACTATGGTATTTCTGGCGATGCTGGACAGTTTGAAGGTAATATTGATGATATCAGAGTTTCTAAATCAGCAAGATATACGTCCAATTTCACTCCACCGGCTTCAGCTCTTCCAATCACTGGTTCTACAACAACAGTTTATGAACCAGCTGATAGTAAGGTAGGTGAGATTTCTCTTGGTGGTCACCGGCATGGACTGGAACTCCTGGAGTTACTGCTTCACAGATAGCTGCTGGCCAATACAGAGCGACATTTGCTACTGCATATTCCAACGCCACAGATTATGTTATACAAACCAGTATGAATGATTATACACCTGCAACAACTCCCGTTGGTATAGGTGTTAGTAGATTTACTACACACGCTGATTTCTTTGTAAGAAGAGTGAGTGATGGTGCCAATATCGATACAGGTAGTTTGGCAATTGATCTCTTCAAAAAGTAATCTTTTTCCACGATAAATAACAAAAAGTCCTCTCAAAATGGCTGCAATAATTACTGATCAACTTCGTATCTTAAATGCGAAGAATTTTGTGGCTGGTGTTCAGACCAGCTCTAATTCTTACTACGCGTTTATTGGACTTCCTAACCCAGAAGATTATCAATCTGATTGGGATACTAGTCCCCCTGCTCCGAAGGATAGTTTGGATCAGGCTAATGATTATTGGGATACAATGTTGGCGATGAAGAAGATTAACTCTTCTGATGTCAGTCAGGTTGTAAGAAAAACTCAGTGGGCTTCAGGTATCACTTATGATATGTGGAGAAGTGATATTACTCGCAATAACCCATCACAACCATCGGGTTCATTTGATATCTATTCCGCAAACTACTACGTTATGAACTCTGACTTCAGAGTTTATATCTGTTTATATAACAACGCCACTCCAGAAAATAACTTTGTGGGTGGACCTTCGTTGGATGAACCAACATTCACCGATCTGGAACCTAGGGAGGCAGGTAACAGTGGTGATGGTTACATCTGGAAGTATCTGTATACAATCAAACCAAGTCAAGCTATTAAGTTTGATTCAACTAATTATATTCCTGTTCCTAATAACTGGGAAACAAGTACAGATGACGCACCTGTAAGACAGAATGCACCATCGAGTGGTCAACTCAAAGTTATAACAATCAAAAATCGTGGTGTTGGTATGGGAACTGCCAACTCAACATATACAAGAGTTCCTATTCTTGGTGATGGGTTTGGTGCAGAAGCAACTATCGTTATCAACAATGATTCTAAAGTTGAAACTATCACCGTATCAAAAGGTGGAGAAGGATATTCATATGGAACTGTTGATCTGATAGCAGGCAATGTTCCTACTGGAACAACTTCACCAATATTCAATGTAATTGTTCCACCAGCTGGTGGTCATGGATCTGACATCTATCGTGAGTTAGGTGCATATAATGTACTCACATACGCTAGATTTGAGAATGATACTGAGAACCCTGATTTCATTACAGGTAACCAGTTTGCTCGTGTTGGAATGATTGAGAATCCAACATCATATAACTCATCTTCAATCCTAACACTCGACAAGGCTAGTGCACTTTATGCACTGAGACTTACTGGTATTGGTTATAGT